GGCATCTATCTGAGGAAAGTTCACCTGGAGCTGGCCCGTTTGAGGAGTCCACTTGATAGTCAGTAATAGCTCGTTACTTGTCAGTGGTCCGCCGTTGGCGCTCATTGAAACCTCATTGTTCCTTGGTTCTGTGTAGGAGTTTGAATCCAGACAGGTATTGTATATGTTGGCTGTGACCAAGTTGGAATTGTAGGCGGCAGATAGTAAGGCTGTGGATACACTGGAACAGGTTGACCACAAGCAGGGCAGCGACCGCAGTGTGAGCATCTCATTGAACGAAGTCCAATTTTTTGGCTGCTTTGGCAAACTCTGCAATAGGGATACCAAACCTCTTGGCAGCCTCGATTTGCTTGTTGGTTAGACCCTCACTGTCGAGGCGCTTCCTGCTCAAATTGCCCCCGCCATCACCAGTGGTGTCCTCAAGGAAGAACTTCTTGTCCTTGCCGTCAAACCTGATACCTCCCTTGCGAGCAGTCCGGCCAATCACCATATCTACCACGTTGCGAATATAATTGGGATCACCCCTGAGTGCCACTGCCTTACCTTGTGCATCTTGGCTTACTAGAGCGGAGTTGTTCAGGAACTCATCAATCTCCTTGCGATTCTCTTCCCATAGATCACCGAAGCCAAGATTGCGATATTCAGTTTCAACGTCAGTCCTAGCCATCCTCGCTTCCATTTCGAGAGTCTTTTGCATGATTGGAGTGAGGCGTTGAGCAAAGGCGGTGTCCTCATCATCGAGGACAGATGCTACTTCAGCTCTTTCTTTTGGAGCTGGTTTCGCTTTCATGCCGTCAATTTCAGTTCGCAAACTCGCCATACCCTCAGTGAGAGGTTTCAGCGATTCAGCAATGATCTCAGCAATCGGCTTCTCGGGTGCTTTATCTTCAGGCTTCTTTTCAGGATTACTCAAGTCAGCCTCCTTTTTATCCTTGGTGAATATCTTTTCCCAGGCCATTTTTGGTTGCCTCCAAATACTGTTTCACTCTCTGAGGTAAGTCTACTATCAACTGGCAGACGGAATCAATTCCTCGTACCTCAAATAGCTTGTCAACGATGTCTACATGCTTCATGGAGGAATACATCAGGTCAGCGGACTCCCGGCGTTGGAGTTCCCGCAGCCCCTCCAGGAGCGCCTCCCCCACCCGGCTGTGGAAGAAGTCCAGCACCTCCTCCGGCGGCAGTTTGAGGAGTGCCCTGAACGGGCTGGCCTCCACCAGCTTGAGGACCAGCTCCAGGCTGGCCTTGCGGGAGTGTTGGTTCTGGGATGAATTGGTCGGGTTGGTCATAGCCGAAGTCCTTTAGGATGCGTTTCATCAGTCTGTCGCTGCTTTGGATTACTTTTACGAGATAGTCCGAAACTTGAGGCGGCACAATCGGGTTGGAGATGGCCTGCATCAGTTGGCCGACTGCTGTGTAGTGACGCTGCATCAGGCCGACCATGAGCATGTCGGATTGTTTCTCCACCTCTTTGTTCAGAGATGCTGTCGCCGCGCGAATCGGTATTCGCATGTGATTCGCTTTCACTGCTTCGAGAGCAGCATGCAGGCGAATGGAATCAACTCCAAATACCTCAGCCTTATTGCCGACGCCGAACTTGGCGTAGGTGCGAGCAAGCAGAGAGCCTAGAGTCACATGAGCATGCCTGAAATCAGTCACCTCTAGGTTGGTTCGAGTGTTACCTTCTTGCATCGAAGCGAGAGTGCCCATTGCTGAATAGACGTTCTTCTTGGTCATTCCACCCTGACCACTACCAGCTATCGAAGGAGCAACACCTGCACGAGAGTGAACATGCCTAAGAGCCATCTCCTCGTTCTGAAAGCTAGACTGATATACATCAGCTATGGGGATAGCCTCGATGTCATCCTTCTCACCAATAAGGAGAGCAAACGGATAGACTTCAAAGTTAGAATCAAGATTTCTAGCCCTAGGAGACACGCGCAGCATCCTAGTGTTTGCAGCGGTCGCATTGTCATTGCGCTGATTATGGATGGTGCTAACTTCCTCTTGGTACCATTCGAGGATTTCCGCGAAGCCTCGGCCATACATGCCTCCGTTGCGGTAACCTAATCTGGCCCTGACGATAGGCATTTCGTTTTGTGGAAGGAAGTTGAATATCGAACGTAGCACCTTTCGTGTGGCCTTGTGGTAGCTGACGATCAACCTGAACTTGCGACCATTGTGATGCCAAGGGAAGTAGCATTCATAGATGTCCCACTCAGCGGTAGCTTCACTGCCACCCCGCATCTGCACACCTTGTTCCTGCATCTCCTGTTGCTTCTCGGCGCTAGGCTGGCCACGGTCGGGATGGCCAAGGAGATCGTAGACAGCTTCCTTGGAGTACAGGCCAAGATAGCCTCTCTCCTCTAACTCAGGACGACGAAGGGTACGGAGCTGTGCTACAAAACCTGACTTCTGCAATGTAGCTGCATCAGGCACTGCCAGTATATCTTCATGTCTGAGATTCTCAACTTGTGGACCGCTATAAAGAGTCTCGTCACTTCCTTCGATGCGCTTTTTGCGAGTGTCGGTATATCCAGTGACCACTGCCTCTACTCGGTGCTCGTAGGTCATCTTAACGAAGGCGGTACCTAGCCTACATGCATCCGTATACCAAATGCCTTCTTTGCGAAACAAGTCAAGCTCAGTCGGCTCATAGCCCATGAGGTCCATGAAATCCTCAAGGCAGGTGCGTTCCTTTTCCAAGTTCTCCTGCTGACCTTCCGGTGCCTTGGCATAGTTCTGGAATATCCACAGCGGGTGGGTGGCATAGTGAACACCAAGCACCCACGCTACGGTGGTGTCAACCGTCTCACCGATAACTTGAACTACGATATTGCTAGAATTTGGCCACGGGAAGGATTTCGTCTCGGTCGCTGGCGTCCCATCATACAGCTTGCGCTGCTTAGGAATGCGATGCTTATGCATGTCCTTGTGGGAGTCAATCAGCCACTCAAGCTGCTCGAACACGAATGTTTCGATTTCAGTATCAGTGTCGGAGCCAAACTTAGTGTTGATGAGTTGGATGTCACCTGTGGCCATACTGCCAGCCTTTCGTTGCCTCAAGCATCAACGCTGAATGCTCGTGATGACGCTTCCTGAAGTTTGCTTCTTCTTCGTTCTTACAGTGACATTGGTACTGGCAGGTACAAGCCACAAGGATGGGATATCTCTCGTTGTCTACATCCTTCACTGTCACGGTATGAGTCATCAATAGAACTCCAACGGACTTTCAATCTCGTCATCGAGCATCTCAGGGTCGATCATCAGTAGCCTACTACTACTTTTGGTTTAAGTAGCCACCAACGATTAGGCGGAAACATTGTGTAATACCTAATAAAATCCTGAATCAAAATACGTTTCACTCTTGCATAAGGCAGAACGCCCCTAAGGAACAACAACTGACTGCGACGACTTGATATACGCAACTCCCACAGTTCTTTCTTCGAGAGCAAGGTGAACTTCTTTCTATGATACAAGCAAGATTCAATATCTTCGCCCTTCAACCACTCAGACATTTCAGATAGTACAGCCCTGCCAATATCCCCAGACTGATACAAAGATATGTTCATTCTAGTAGTCTGCAAAGAAAGACAACCTTCACCATCGAAGAAACCAGCAATGTATGCCCAATTCATTTAATACCCCACGACGTTTCTTTTGATTGACATTTTTTCTCTGTGTGCCCTCTGTCTTTGTAGTATCTCTCTAGACCTAACTGGTTCAACCACTTCAAGACTATATCCCATGCAATCCAACACATCGACAGGATACCGAGTACTATGCGTATAACGATAGTACTCATCCAGAAAGGCCGACTGGTCCCGCCTGACATAGAACTTGCCTTGCTCGAACAAGGGAGCGAGAGCATCTATCCGAGTCCACTTGGCGTTCTTGCTCCGCTCCGACTTCAATTCTCTCACACGTAGCTGGCGCTTCTCAATCTTGTTTCGATATTCGATGTGATATTTCAGGTAGCGTTGAGCAGCCACTGTTTCGAGCCAGAACTCCGTCATCTTCCAGCGGTCGGCCATTTTGTACACATTGGTCATCAAGTCGTCATAAGACATGGAATGTGACCAGATGTCCAGCAAGTAGAAGTTGTCAGTTTCAGGCGCTAGTCCCATGAGGATAATGGCGTGTCTTGCTCTGCCTTCGCTGCCAGCATGATTTGGGTCAACAATCATCACTCTATGAAGGAACGAAGCAGGGATATCCTTCATAACTTGACCTTCCCTAACCTCATGGGTTAATAGCATTCTCTTGGAACCATCAGTCGCTTCCTTCGGTGAGTAGAATCGTATCCAATCTTTGTTGAACACAATCTCATCGGCCATCATTGATTGGTTTAGATACTGATGGCTGAAGAGGTATGGCCCTTGGACCCTTCTTATTCTCTCTAGTCGTTCGGTTGAAAATTCTTCTGGGAAGATAGGCGCACCAGGAGGATGAAGATCACAACAGCCTCCCAAAGCCGAGTGACTCTCAATGATAAAATCGGGGTCGTTGTCCCTAATCCACCCGTTGAGATCGAAAGGACTCCATCGGTTCCCAACGACAATTTGGGTTCGTTCTGGACCATCAAACGCTCCTTCTACTAGTTTGTGATATTCAATGACATCTTCGATCATGGTGTCGGACTTCGCAGCGGCCCTGCCAACCAGGTCATCTTCGATCATTCGCTCATAGTGCCGAGACTGTAGCGCCCCACCGACGCCAAGGTAGTCAAACGTCCCTTCACCATTGCTGTGAAAGGCCGTGTTAGTCACCGACTTGGATTCGCTGTTCCAGACTGATTTAGTGGTTGGGAGAATCTCAGGGAACAACTCTCTGAACCTGTCATTGGAATCAAAGTGCTTGTCAATGCGAATGCCCATGCGGGTGGCGTTGCCGATGTTCTCAGAGATAGTCAGCACCCTTATGCCAGGATTATGTGCCCACCGCATCCACTTGATCCACTCATCTCCATATCCCAACTCACGCATAGCCACTTCATCCCGCTCATCAAACGGCAGTGCCCACCAGATAGGCAGACCTTCGGTTACGCAAGTTGTTTTGAAATGGTCACGAGGAAGCTCTAGGAGGAAGTTGACATTCTGACGTTCGAGGGTTTCACAGATTGGTTTGTGGAGGTGTTCAACCAACCGACCTTTTTGTAGCACGAATTTCTCGAAGAAGTATAAGCTACCTAGCGCGTTAAGCCTAAGAATGAACGAGGCTCCAGCGCCTTCGGGCACTGGCAGCATCGCCCACTTAGTTGATCGTGCTATCTCCATTTGGCAGCTCAGGCAGTTTTGGCTCTCTTAGTTTGCGAACAATAGACCTTGCTTGTTCCAGCTCGTCAGCAGAAAATCTATTGGTAATTTCATGGCGCACAACCGGACGTTCCATGTCAGGGTTGAAGTCGAATGCGAGGCGAGCAGCACTGATTCTCACTTTATCATCTTCACTGTCAAGGCAATCCTCAACTGTCAGCAATGCCTTCATGCCAACGGTTTTCATCAGTTGCTGAATCTCAGCGCCAGCTTTGGCCAGAGCCTCAGCCCACATGCCAAACCTTCGCTGCTTGAACATGGCAGCGAACTCTCGATAAGTTTCGTCCTGCATAGTCTGCTCGACATCCTTTTGCTCATAACCAAGATGCCGTGCGAGAGCGGTAGCACTAGCAGTCATGCCCATTGATTCAAGACTAGCTTGTGCCCTTGCCAGCCGGTGCCAGTCAGTCGAGTTGGCCAGTTTCGGCATGTCTCATATTACCATGTTCACGAGCTTCGTTGAGGATGCCTACCATCAACTCTCGATATGCCTGAGAGTGTTCACGGCAGAAGCGGTCCTCTGCGATGTTGGTGCAAGGCATCATCAGTTCCGGGTAGTCGAGGGATTGTCGAAACGCTATGCACCTACGGCGTGGCGAGAGTCGTTCCGGCATTCGTCACCTTAGTAGCTACTGCCGCCAGCTTCCTTTCCAGCGCCGCGATGCGATCTTCATCAGCCCCAAGCTGCGTCTGGAGAGCCTGAATCTGCGATTCTTGGTTCGTGAGCAGGTCCACCTTGGTTCCTACCGCGATGATGGAAGTTTGCGCCCACTTAGTCCAGTCGGTATTTTGGCCAACCGCAACAATAACAGGAGTTGGATCAAATGGCGTTAGTGTGGGTGGAGCTGGTACTGTAGATGTGGATTGTGGGAATGCAGCGACTGCAACCAGCATGATGACAATCAGGGACAGTATTTTCACTTGCTCTCCTTTGCTTCGTAGATATTGCAACAGCCACCAAAGTCTATGATGCCAGAAACCTTTGAACAGTTACCCTTGTACCTTCCTTGGTCCTCGAAGTATTCGCATCTGCCACAATAGGTTGGCACGTCGTCGCCCTCGATATAGCCAACTACTTCCTTTGGTACTAGCTTGAGTGCCTTGCCATATGGGATTGGTTCGCCCCTGATGAACTGAGTGCAAGTCCCACGATCCTCACTCACCTGTGCGGGATCGACAATGCGGCACTCGCTGCTAATTTGAATGAAGTCCCGGCAATTTCCACATGATGTGCCAAGTGAACCATGCCTGCTGATAAGCGAGGCAGGCAGGTAGCCAGCAGCAGCTTTATCTAATTTAGCCAATTCCTAATGCCTCACGCTGATTTTGTACCGCTCTCAGCTCCAAGTGACCTTGTACTGACGCCAGAATCTCGCTCTCATGGAGGATGCGAACCACCACTTTGTGACCAGCCCTCTCCAAATCCAGCGCATGACCAGCGAAGTTGGAGTACAGCACATTGTCACCAACCTTGAAGTATTTCACCTTGTCACCAACTGATACAACCTTTCCCGTTGATGGTCTGCGCTGGCTGACATCAGGGACTACTAGGATGCCGCCTTTGCCACCACAGTCAGGACAAGTTATCACCTTGTCTCCACCACAAGCAGCACACTTGAAATCGGTCACTTCTTGTTTTCCTGTACGCTTTGTATAAAATCCTCTTCCATTGCATTGCTCACAGGTGATCCTTCTGCTACCATTGCATCGCTTGCACTCGTATCCTGATCTGAACTCATCTTCTGAGATGAGAAGTCTGTCTCCAAAGGCTGCGAATCCGACTGAGCCGACCTCGAAGTATCCCGGTTCCCATTCTCTCGTTGCTTCCTCAACCATGTTATCTCCTTTTTCGTTATGACAAATGCTCTCTCGAATGCCTTGCTCAACTGCTCCATCAGCCACTGTGACTCTTGTTCACTTAGAAACTGCACTCTCCTTCTCATCATCACCGACCTATACTTGCTGTGAAGGAGCTTCAACAGCTTCTTATGCAACATGGCATCCAATGGTTTGACATGATCCAGCCACTCCGGTACCAAATATGGCCGGGATGCGAAGAAATCTTCTGGTGTCAATGTTCGCAGAGCCGCCAACTCAAATCTCAGAATGTCCTGATCGACCTTTCTCTTCAGCAATCTTCTGAACTTCACCTCCTCGCCCAAGTCCCAAGTCATCGGAGTACGAATCTTCCACTGCGGCACCCCCAGACACTTAGCACATCTGAACCGAAAGTCGGTACCGAGGTACAGATTCTTTGATGCAGATTTCGAGCATCCAGCGCACACCAGCGTGGGTCTGAGCTGTTTGCCAGCGACAATGACTATTTCCCTTACCTTCACACTAGCCTTTTCGATTTTGTTATCTTTCCCGTATCTGATACGAATGTCAAACCCTTCCGGTGTTCGCCTTGCCCGCGCATGTACACTGAAACCAAGCTTAATCCACACGCGATGGAAGGCACTGATGCTCAGTTGTCGCAAGGTGACTGGCAGTAGATCGACTCTAGTACGCATGACTAGTATATGATGCATGAAAAGTGATTGATGGTCAACACTAGATTACAGAAATTTTCTGTTTGGTGATAGTACATGTGCACGCCCCCACCGGCCCCTTATCTAACCCCCAGATGTCAGGGAGCATTATGCTACGTCAGGTTATCACCATGAGTGTGATAACAATGAAGATAGCTATCATTGCAATACTAATGCCAAAGTGGTGTGTAAAATTTACCTGAGCTAAGTCTTTTGTTTGCTATCAGATCAGCAGTGGCAATAAAGTGCCGGTAACAATTACCTAACGAAACAAAGGACTTAGCAAGTTTCTACATAGTACTAGGCAGATAATACATATCGTAGTAGTTCTAGTACTGCTGAAAACAAAGCACTTGCGGCTGGCGCTGCTCGTGCACTAGCTTTTGGCGTTCGTTAGTGCAAACCGTGAAACGCCACAATCGGCTAGCACGAAAGCTCAGGCAGTCAGAGAGTGCCAGTCAGCGCGTGACCGTTAAGCATCGGTCGCAAGAGCAGCACGCTAACGCTGACAAGCTAGAATCTGAACTAACCGCGACGGCAAGTCGCTGAGACCAAACGAATGCGGAGTTCGCTGAACATCGCACACATGGATAGCCTAGGATAGAGAGTCCATGAGTGTAGCGAACCGCGAGAATAATATCGAAAGAGTTTTGTACAAAAGCTACTCTCAAGACATGCTATTCCACGCGGGAAGCCTGAGAACGACAGCCCTTGAGTGTAGCTATGGCAGCATATTGTTACAGGTGATTAACCTGTAGGTAAGTGGCTTATGGCCATACAGTGTGCTGCGATAGCTACAAGACAGTAGCAGAGAGAGGAAACTAACATGCTTTCATGCAAGGTGGACGAGCAGAAGAAAGTTTTGATTATCACCGTTGACCTTCAGGAACCTACGCCATCAGCAAGTGGTAAGACGTTGGTGGTGGCGACGACTCATGGCAATCAGGCCAGTGGTATCAACGTGCAAGGCAAGGCGCTGATTGTTGGCGTCAATGCCTACCTGAGAAAGTAGGTATTCACTCGAACACAGAAGATCAGGCACAGAGAGGCGATGAGTAGCGATACTCACGATAGGCTCTGTGCCTTTTCTTGTGTGCTCAAGGAGATGATTATGTTCCTACTGATACTCGCATCACCTGCTCTAATAGCTATGGCGTTCATGCTTTGGATATCCAGAGGGGGCAAGAGAGGGAATGGGAATTGGAGTGACATCACCTAGGGGGTGACAAATGCAGTTCAAACTATGGGTACTCGGAAAGGTACTCATGTATCTAGTGAGAGTGACACTCACGGGGAGGCTTTGATGGACATGTTGGATAAGATATACAATGCCGTTCAAGATGCTCCCAGAATCAATGAGATGTGCCCGCAAGTGGGAATATCCTGGGAAGATGTCAAGGAGCTTGTCAGGCTCAAGGCTGGTCAGTGGGATGTGAGAGGTCAGAACGTGCTCAACATTCTCATGTTGGGGGCAGCTATTGGGTACTTGTTTGGCTCTGGAAAGAAGGTGGAAGATGAACAGCCAACCAATTAATTGGCAACAGTGGCACACTGCTATTGTGAATAGGATGCAGAGGATACTTAGCGCTTGGGGCAAGGCTGACACTATTGAGTATGAATGGTTGAGAAGGGCTGAGGTTGCTGCAATCAAACAGTTGCGAGCGGAGCGCAAAGAGGTAGTGCACTGATGGTATCAGGGACAACAAAATATACCTTCTCCATAGTCCGTAGAGAGGGCTGATACTGCTATTCAGTAGAAAGCAGGTGCACCATGTGGGGAGCATGAGACTAAAGCTCCCCTTGTTTTGTGTTGGCTGAGGCTAACGGAAAAGGAGAACCAAAGTGAAGAAAATCATCGAAGTAACAGACGCACAAGGGCTGGAGTCGTTGTTGGGAGAGAATGTCTTGTTGTTGTGTTCTGCATATTTCTATACAGGCAAACTGGTGGGAGTCAATGAAACCTATGTGGAATTGTCTGACCCATCCATTGTTTATGAAACTGGCAAATGGACAGACAAGGGTTATACAGATGTTCAAAGACTACATTGCAAAACATTCTTTGTATCTCGCCATGCTATTGAATCATTTGGTGTATCCAAG